CCCCACTCTGGTCGTATTCCCGAACGTAGTTAGTATGGGTGACCCTGAGGGGACTGTTCCCACACAAGTCCCCTTATATATTTTCCCGTACCCGAAGTCGTTGTGTTTGTCAACGTTCATAACCTCGAACTTGTGGACTGTTTATTTTGATTAGACTTCTAGATAGTCTATAGCTAGTTTTGAATATTTGTTTTTGGCGTATATAATATTTTTGACCCTGTCGATGTAGCGATGATCAATACACTCGATCAGTTTTTAATCTTGGTGCGAATCGTGTGCTCCACCGTCTAGTTCTATGGTGCATATTTCATTATATCCACCTAGTGCCATGGCGTCTCGATACATTTGCTTGTCCAGCGTTTTTTGTTTTTTTGCCTTATATAAACCAATCGTGTTCTATACACGCTATCTGCATTAGCTCTCCGACAAAATGGTTAATCAGACCCTTATTGCTATTGCTGGGCATCCATATTAGTCGCGGTTTCGTCTCGACTAAATCTGGGTCGTATTCACAATAGTACTCTCCCGTCTTAACTGATAATGTATATCCGTTAGAATTCGCGTACTTCCCTATCGTCTACAAATCGTAGGCGGCTGTGTATTGGTGTTTCTTCTCGCTACAGTATGGTTTTTCTGACAGCCACTCTTCGAATTCGACTGCGTCCTGTTGATAATATTGTTTCTTGACTTCTGATGTCAGCTCTTCTTCACATAGGACCTAGTATGCTATTTTGGCCACCTCTTTTGGGTCGGGTTGTAGTGCCGTTCTAAAATGTCTTCCGAACATCGCCGCTGCATAACTATTGGCGTGCGTCGGGTGTATCGTGTAGCACTATTTTATTCTAGCCTACCCGTTTTCTATCTTGCATACCCTTGGTCCTGTTCTAACCGGCCTGTTGGTGAGTACGTATACGTCCCCGTCCCGCCCTACTATTCCGTCGTGTGGGTAGTAGTCATCGCCTAATTTGGCACCCTTTTTGATCTCAAAGTATGCCAGCCTACCGTTTTCTTGTGCATTCTTCCTCCACACATCTTCCCTTCTCTTAGGTATTTTATACCAACAGTGATCGCCGCCGGGATTGAACATGCCTAGGTTTTCATGTTTTTTCAGAGTATATAGTTTGTCGTAGTGCACGTACTTGTCTATATTGCCTAATTCTTTTGGCGCTTGGATTTTCATAATTTTATGTAGCGCCTTTAGGTTTGCTGGCGCCGGATCTTTGTTGGTTCTTATCAAAATTTCGTGTCCGTTTTTGTTCGTGAAGTCGAAGTCATCGCCTTGGCCTTTCAGGTTTCCGTGTACTATCTTTATTTCTTGTTGTGGTTGCTGCATCTCGTTTGGGTTGTTCTATAGTTAATTTCCGCGGACTGTTTTGTGAAGTGCGTCTAGTTAGAACCTCCCTGCGAAATCGAAGTCTTAACCTTAGCTCTGGTCGAATATTTCCGTGACATATCTGATTTTGAACATACTCCTTTCGTGGGTATGTATCGATTCTGTGTGCAGTATGTGTTTTGCCAAAGATTCCTTCATTTTGTCTGCTATGCGATATTCGCTTCTCAGTACTTTATGTTTTCCGAATAGTAGATGGCCTAGCGTGGCGCATGCTATTTATACAACCGAGCATCTCCATGATTTCAAGGCGATGCCGGTTGCCACAGCCTGTATCACGTTCAGGGGCAGCGCTTTCGTCAAGTAGCGCACTACGTTAGTAGCTTGCACATTTTGTTCTCTCGCTCTAAATAGATTCACAGCTAGCTTCGTCTTCTTTCGGGTGCCGGCTGTGTATGCTCTATGGCATATTTGCGCCGTGCTTAGTAACATCAGCACGTTAGTTGGCGTGACGTATTCTTGGCATATGTTATTTACTGCTGCTTTGGTAGCGTTTTTTCGATACACGCTCATCTATTTTAGGATTATTTGTGCGTTATGGTTTTTTGCTATCTCCATGGGGTATTGGTCACTCGCTAATCTATGTGAGGTAGCATATCTACCAACAGATTCAGTGCGTCTTCCCTATCATTCGCGCAGTCGTATGATTTGTTGGC